GGCGTGCCTCACAGCACGCCCGCTCCTAGTGGTTGACCCCGCTAGAACACCTTGAGTAAGGTGGTCCTTTGGAGTAATCCACATGGTCTTAGAGGAGCCACACGTTTGACGACGACGTACGAATCGGTCCAGAAGATAGTTTACAAGCCAACGCAGACGGTCATCTATACGGGCCCGAACCCAGAACCTCCTTGGTCAACTTCTAGAGTTCTTATGATGAATAAGAACAATAGTGTGACTAAAGGAGGAGGGATCTCGGATTTCCGGCAGAAGATCGCGCGTGGTGAAAACTGTACGACGATCCTAAATGGGTCGGAGTACGCATTCTCTGGGGTACCTGGTTATCGCTACTCAGCTTTAACCAATAAGACTCGAACGTCGTTTCAGATACGTGGTGCCTGGGGTATTGAACGACCCGCTTCGGTGCCGACCTGGACGGTCAGTGACGAAGGTAAGGCTCATGCAGAAAATACGGCCCGCGCTAAAGTAACCAGTCGCATCATTGAGGAACAACGCTCTATGCAGAGCCTAGTTACTCTCGGTGAGATTGGCCAAACGGTGCGTATGATCAGGGGCAATGCCAGGGCTATTGACAGGAAACTCAATGACTACTTGGATGGCGTAAAGAAACGTCACCTCAGTTTAGGACAAAGAGCGTACTTCAGTAGCCAGGACCTTGCAGATCAGTGGCTCCAGGCTCGCTACGGCATCGTTCCGCTAATGGGAGATATTGATAACGCGGCCAGAACCCTCGCTACCGACTACTCAATCCGCCGCCGGCATCAGCTGGTGGTGGGTATGGGAGAGGTAGAGGAGGACTTTGGCAATAACACGTTTGAAAGTACTCTCAGCGGCGGAGGTTCGATGTTGTGGTCGAGAATTCGTAGGGCGCGGTATACTGTTGTATATCGTGCTATGGTCGATAATGACCACGCTGCGGCGTTGAACCTGTCACATCAGTCCATTGGGACTGAGTTTCGGGAGTTCTTGCCTAGTCTCTACGAACTAATTCCTTGGAGCTTCTTCCTTGATTACTTCACTAACGTGAACGAAATTGTGAATGCGTGGAGCTGGGGACGGACAGGAACAAAGTGGGTGAATAAAACTATCATTACTCGTGCATGGGAAACCATTACGAGTTTGAAGTATAATGCACCTGCAGTGAACCTAACCTACCCGGTTGTACACGACTACCAATGGAGGCCGTATACTTCGACGCTCTCTGTAAAGTACGTAAATCGGGGGACTTATGACGGGTCTTTAACTCCTCATTTGGAGTTCGAGATACCGACGAGTCCCCTCAAGTGGGGCAATATTGCTGCACTTGCGTACAAACACAGAGCGGTTCGCTCTCTCCTGCAAGCGGCTCATAGATCGAGGGGAAACTTCCGACCCCCGCCTCCAAAGAGGTGGGTGAAGGGAGTATAACCTAGACTACGAGATGGAGCAGGTCCATTCCCCCGGGTAATACCGGGTTTCGACAATCTCTTGGAGACATCTCATGACTTGGAGTCCTTCAACGCCCGTCACAGGGGGCGCACAGACCGGTTTCACCTCTCCTACGTATACCCTTACGTTGGATGTGGCTCCGGATGTGAATGGCCGTCAGCATGCCGTTACCGCCGTTGGCGGTACGCAGGTTGGCGTCCGTACGCATAGCGTGTCCGATCCGTTTACCGTTACGTTTGTTCGTCCGAAGAGTCCAAAGACCCTTCCTTCGGCAAACCCGGTAACCGGAAAGTACGCGTCTATCCCTCGTAACACCTATGGGATCATCATCCGCAAGGGTGTGAATGTCGCTGCTAACTTGGCGCCGGAAGTCATGGTAACTCGCATTTACTGCGACGTTCCCGCTGGCTCTGACGCCTACGATGCGGCTAACATTCGCGCTTCTTGGTCACTTCTCGCAGGCCTCTGCAGTCAGCAGTCGGCCGGCGTCGGTGACACGCTTGTCTCGGGCATCATGGGCTAAAGGCCCATTTGTCCGGAACAGCGCGAAGATGATTATTGGTCTGGCAATCCTAGCACTACAGGAGCTTCTCAGTGAAACAGAAATGCGTCACTGGGAGAACATCCTAAAGACGCTAGAACGCCTTTTCCCAACATCTCGATGATGAACCTGGAGGTTCAGATGACTAGCTACGTTAAAACCGCAACTCAGATCTTCTCAATCGACAACCTTAGCCAGAATGCTCTGACAATCGTGAATGATTTTATCCACGACAAATCGGAGTGCTCCTGGCATCAGCACCTGTTCTACAATTATCTGGTTAATCCAGATGAGAGTGAAACGATGCGAAAGGCTGCCGGCGAGTTGACTGAGCTCGAAGAGAACTGGTACAACATACCGGATCTCATGGAGCGGCTTCGTGTGGGTGGAAAGTGCGGCCGCCCGTCCTTCGCGAGACTGCGTGTAGACAACACTGTCTACGTTATCGCAGCGTTCCCGCTAGGCCGGTTGGTTAAAAGCTACTTCCTGCACGACACAGATGACGAAGGAAATATTGTCGACTTCGGCAATGGCCGTTTCGGCAAGAATGCCAACGTTCCCATCGACGATCCCAAGAACTCCCCGGAAACGGGGTACTCGGAAGCCGGTGGGGTAGTGATCTCTAAACGAGGCCACTACAACATCTGCGATCTTTAGCTAATCAACTGCGGAGGATAGTACTATGCGTGTTTACCCTGGTGCTCTTTATGCCGACTTGCTAACTGACTTAGCGGATGCGGTTGGCTCGGAAACACTTGCTTCATTGCAGTGTTGCCCCGAGATACCGCCTGACGCGACTCCTAGAGAAGCGGCAGCTTACAGCTTGATGAAGTCGTTCCTCAAGAAATATGAGGTGGCGAATTCTTCCGAGCTTGACGCTGTTGCGTATCGTAAGTTCCTATCAGTCAACGATGGCTGTGGGAGCTGGGAGCTGCATGTGGACTCCACTCGCGACGAGATTCTCCTAGGTGAAGTAAAACGCACCTTTCGAGACTTCCTTGAATGCGAGCGGGGAACAGGCCAAAACCTGTTAGGCGATTCCTTACCGGAGATACTCCATAACGGAGTAACCGGACCGGGCGCCTCCATAGGTGCGAGAGGGAACGACTTCTACACGAAGTTGTTCGACTCTCCCCTAACGTGCACGAGTCCGTACCTGTACCAATCGTACAGGGACTATACGTGGAACTACCCTGAATGGAGCAATGCGGAGTTAATCCGCGCCCTCCAGTGGGGTAAGGAGCGTATAGTTGCAGGTAACCGTCTCAGTTTTGTACCGAAGAACGACAAAACCTCCCGAACGATCTGTATCGAGCCAAACCTGAATATGTTTTATCAGTTAGGGCTCGGCAGGTTGATCGAACGACGGCTCCAACGTAACTGGGGTATTTCCCTGGATACGCAGCCGTTTAAGAATAGGGAGTTGGCCCGTCTGGGGAGTCTTGACGACAGTCTGGTCACTATTGACCTTTCTAGCGCTTCAGACTCTATCTCACTTAGGATGTTGCAATGGCTCTGTCCCTCTTGGTTTTTGGGGACTCTAGAGTTGTTGCGCAGCCCATTGTGTGAGACGCCAGATGGCCAGGTCGAGTTGAAAATGGTTAGTACGATGGGAAACGGTTTCACGTTCCCACTACAAACCGCGATCTTCTCGGCCGTTGTCCTCGGTTGCTTGAAGTGTGCGGGGGTGGAACCCCGTATGCCTAGAGGAACCGACGCTGGTAACTGGGGAGTGTTTGGCGACGACATTATATGCCCAGCCACCGTGGCGGGGTATGTATTGCACGTGCTTTCACTTCTTGGATTCCAAGTTAACAAGGATAAGACCTTCGTCAAAGGTCCGTTCCGCGAGTCCTGTGGCGGAGATTTCTTCCGAGGAAGAAATATCCGGGGCTTCTACCTTAAAAGGTTGGAGCTCATGCAGGATCGCTTCTCTGCAATAAACCAGCTTAACCTGTTCTCGACAAGAACAGGCGTGTCTACACCTAAGACCGTACAGGCGCTCCTTAAATCGGTGCGTTTGGACGAAGTTCCAAGGTGGGAGAACGACGACTCTGGTGTTAAGGTACCGGTATCGCTCCTACGCCGCAATCATCCCATTAGCAATAATGGGTCTTTGCTCTACTGGGCTCATCGCCCCGTAGGTCAGAGGTTGCGTGTTGGAGAGTCCGCTATCTTCGTACCTAAGTCGGCTAAGCCTCGCAATTTCAACCCAAGCGGGTTGTGGATTGCGATGTTGCAGGGGTCGGTTAACGCAAGTTGCATTGGCGTTAGGCATAACGTCCGTGTATACAAGCGGAAACTAGGAGTCGCCCCTTCCTGGGATGCGACGCCCGACGGCCACCCCCTTGCGGGGTGGTTCAACTGGCAGCGGTGGGAGACCGC